CTCACTGCGAAGATTGTGGCAGAGTTTTAAACACAGAAGTATTTGGAAAGGTTAACAATCTAGATACCCTGTAGTGCAAATAAAATTAAAATATTTCTTGACATTTCGATATATTATGTATATAATGACTTTTCAAATTGAGGGATTAAACAAAATGACATACTTCGATTATGAATACTGTTACATATTAGGTGCAGGAATGCCTAAGAAAATACTGCGAGCTTTCGAGCTAACAAAAAACAGACGCGGCAACGATTTCCTAATAAATGAAGAGGGCTTACTTAAATCTAAAGCTTCTGCCTTACATAAGGCTCAATACTTAGGACTTGCTGCGTTACGTAACTATGATGACTACGCAGAGTCTCAAAGAAAAACACTCAGTAGAGGGCTTATCCCAAACTGGATTAAACTAGGGGAGTTAGAAACCAACCCCCTGATTACTATAACAGAAACAGAAATTATTTTAAATAAGGAATAAATACATATGCTATCATTTGACGATTTACAAGGCGAAGCTAAAAAAGGCTCTAAAGTTACTTACATGAAACTACAAGACGGCACTAACCGTTTCCGTATTGTTGGTGACATTCTACCAGGTTACTTTTACTGGGTGAAAGGGGCAACTGGCGACGACCGCTCATTTGAATGCTTGCAGTTCGATCGTAACACAGAGAAGTTTAATTCTAGCCTACCAGACCCTGTTAAAGAGCTTAACCTACAGGATGGTAAAGGTAATGACTTACGTTGCGGTTGGGGGTACCGTTGCCAAGTATTAAACGAAGCAACAGGCAACCTAGAGGTACTAACTCTTAAGAAAGGTATGCTACAAGATATCATCAAGTTTGCTAAAAAGCAAAAAATCAACCCAACTAGCTACGAGAAAGGTTGCTGGATTACAGTAGAGCGTAAGAAAACTGGCCCTAAAGTGTTCAACGTAGCTTACGATGTAGACCCATTCAGCTTTGTATCTGAGCCTCTTTCAGAGGAGTACATGGAAAAGGTTAAAGACCTTAAACCAATGGCTGAAATTTTCCCACGTGAAACAGCAGAAGACCAACGTGCTCGTCTTAAAGTTCACCTAGAAGGTGCTCCGGCGGAAAACTCAGAGTCTGAAGCAGAAGCTACAGCAGAAGCAATGAACGAACTAGAAGACTAATTAGTTCGAAGAGGGTGGCGTAAGTCACCCTTCTTTTAAGGAATTACATGGATCATATTTTCGTAGCAGACATTCACATAAAGTTAGGACAAAAGAATGTACCTAGTGAATGGCAGCGCAACCGAGTAATGCTACTAGCAAAAGAGTTAAATGAATACAAAGATAAAACATTGGTAATTGGTGGAGACTTGCTTGATGTAGCTAAGCCTACTATGCCAGAAGTGTGTTTGATGTATGACTTCCTTAGAGCGCTAGAGCATGAAGAAATAATTTTAATACCTGGAAACCATGAAATGCTTACTAAGAAAAAGGATTGCTTTGAAGTTTGCGAGCAAATATTTAAAGACCTTAATGTGACATTAGTTAGAGATTTCCAGACGATAAACAATGTAGACTACATTCCGTACAACATACTATTCTCAGATAGCTGGAGCACTCCAAAGTCTACACTAGCAGTAACACACGTACGCGGTGAAATCCCACCACACGTTAAACCAGAAGTAGAACTTTCCAAGTTCTCCCACTATGAAAAAGTATTCTGCGGAGATTTACACTCTCGTAAAAACTCCCAGTTAAATCTTATATATCCAGGTAGCCCATACACTACTAGCTTTCATAGAAGTGTATCAAAGGGAGCAAATGGTATTATATTATTTGATTCTAATACCGGAGATCATGAGTGGGAAGAGCTAAACCTACCACAACTATTAAGACTTACTATTACCGACCCTGAAGAAGCAGTACCTGGCGAGTATCACCACACTCTTTATGAGATTGAGGGTAACTTAGCCGATCTATCTAAAGTTAAGAATAATGAACTGTTAGATAAGAAAGTAGCTAAAGATATTGTAACTCCTCCAACTCTAGAGCTAACAGGTGACATATCCGACGAGCTTCAAACATATCTTAAAGGAGTTAAGGATATTAAGGGAGAGGGTATGTCAAGACTTCTTACTATATTTAAAGAAGCGCTACACGGAGTAGACGACTTATGATTACAATAAAAAAGTTAAAGTTTAGCAATATGTTCTCCTATGGTGAGAATAATGAGATTGTTCTAAACAACTCTAACGTACTTCAACTTGTAGGTAAGAACGGTGCAGGTAAGAGTTCAATACCGACAATACTTGAAGAGCTTCTGTATAATAAAAACTCTAGAGGCACTAAGAAGGCAGACATAAAAAATCGTTACACAGACGCTAACTATTACTCAGGTACAGTTGAGTTAGACGTAGACGGTGACGAGTTTGTACTAGAGAAAGTAGTAAAGAGCAGTACAAAACTTACGCTAACTAAAAACGGGGAAGATATCTCAGGACACACCCCTACTCAGACTTACAAAAAGTTAGAAACGGAAATTCTAAAACTAGATTTCAACACATTTAGTAAGTTAGTGTACCAGTCAATGAACAGCTCTTTGGACTTCTTGAAAGCTACTGATTCTAAGAGAAAAGAGTTCTTAATATCACTTCTATCCTTAGACAAGTACGTTACTATTCACAATAGAATTAAAGAAGTTGTGAAAGAAGCTAAAGACGTATTAACAGGACATAAGGCCGTCGCTGCGGCCAAAGAATCCGAAATAAAGTCTAACAGAGCTATTGAGGTTACGTATGATGCAAAAGAAGTACCTGTAGTAGACGAAACTATTAGAGACGAGATTGCGAATCTTAAAGCTATAGAGTCTCAGCGTGAAAAAATTCAAGAAAGAACTATTCGATACGCTAGGGCTTTTAAAGCAAAAGAAGCTGCTAAGCTGGCGTGGGAAGTTTTTGAACTCCCAAAAGATAAACCTGAAGCTCCCGATACTGAACACTTAAAAACACTATACAAAGAAGCTCAAAACGTACAAGGACAAATTAACTCTTTAAGAAAGAGTATTAGGGAGCTAGAGTCCGGGGTAGGAAAATGTTCCGCATGTGGACAAGAGTTGCCAGATAGCGAAAGTAAGCAGGAACATCTACTACACCTTAAAAAGGAGCTGAATGAGCTCGTAGAGTACCAACAAGGTAAGCAAAGAGAGCATGAAGAAGGTAATCGCAAAGCTAGTGAATATTCAAAGCATCAATTACTTGTAGAGAAGCAAGCAAACCTTAAAACAACCTTTGAAAACGCACAAGAAGCACTAGAAAATACTGAAAAGCCAGATGCTTTACCTGACTCTGTTGAGGACGAAATAACTAGACTTACTGCTGAATACAATAGACAAACTGTTGCTAAGCAACAAGCTGAGCAGCACAACACTCTGCGTGCTAAGCAAATTGCTAAATACGAAGCGCAGAAAGAGTTAGTAGCTCAAGCTAAAGAGAAACTAAAGTCTACTCAAGAGTCTATACGAGAATACGAAGCGTATTTAGAAGATGTGAAGATACTAGAGAGCGCGTTCGGCCCGAAAGGTCTTGTACAGTATAAGATAGAATCTAACATCAAAGTATTTGAAGCACTAATTAACGAATACTTAGTTCTATTAAGCAATGGAGACTTCAACATTAGATTCCAGATTGAGGATTCTAAACTTCGTATAGTAGTGTTCCAACACGGTGAAGAAATCGATATAAATTCAGCGTCTAGTGGTGAGTTTAACAATATTAACACAGCTACCTTACTAGCAGTAAGGAAGATGATGACTTCAATTTCTAAAGTAAGTATTAATATACTATTCTTAGATGAAGTTATTTCTGTACTAGACGTAGAGTCTAGAGAGAATTTGATAGATATTTTAGTTAAAGAGCAGAACCTTAACTCAGTAGTGGTTAGTCACGGGTTTGAGCATCCTTTAGCAGACACGGTATCTATAGTTAAAGAAGGAAAGACTTCAAAATGCAAATAGCAGAGGAAATAAAAAGTGGGAAGTAAGCAGTCAGCAAAAGGTGCTAGGTTCGAATATTTTGTGAGAAATATGCTTACTGAAAAAACTGGCGTTAAGTGGGACAGAGTTCCACTTAGCGGAGCAGGTACAATGAAAGGTGATTTATACTGCCTGACTAACCACTATTACTATTGCTTTGAATGCAAGTCTTTTAAAGACACAGTAATTCAAGAGAACCTATTATCAGCTAAATCAAATAACATATTCTCTTGGTGGGAACAAACACTTAGAGAAGCAAAAGAAATGAATAGAAAGCCTGCTCTAGTATTTAAAAAAGATAGAGGCAAGCCTATTATAGCAGTAGAAGAGAATATTGAAGGTATTAATAAGTTCTCCATTACCGCTTTTGGTATGGAAGGAGTTAACCTTTATTTATTCACAGACTGGCTAGCAGTTAAAAAAGTAGAGGAAATAATACTAGTATGAAGGGAATATTTGAATTAGAAGACGAAGGACTAGACACTAGAGACTTTGATGGGCAAAATAATTTGCTTTTAGTTGACGGTCTTAACCTAGGATTTAGATACAAACAACAAAGCTTGTTCGACCACGCTGCTCCTTATATGAATACTGTTAACTCCTTATCTAAATCCTACGGTTGCAATCATGTAATCGTAGGATCAGACTACGGAAAATCTACTTTCAGAAAGGAAGTAAGCGAAGGCGAGTACAAAGCAAATCGTGAAATAATGCGAAAAGAACAGACTGAAGAAGAAGCCGAGAAGTTCAAGAAGTTCTTGGAGGGCTTTGAAAAAGCCCTTGCTTTGGTCGGTACTATGCATCACACAATAAAACTTCGCAATGTGGAAATGGACGACATTGCTGCTTACATTGTTAAAAAGTACGGACACTTATTTGACAACATTTGGTTAATTTCTTCAGATAAAGACTGGGACTTACTATTAAGGCCAAACGTACATAGGTTCTCTTATGTTACTAGAAAAGAGTATACTCTGGATAACTTTGCGGAGTCTCATGACGGATGCGAAAACCCTGAAGACTACGTGTCTATGAAGGTGTTTTCTGGAGACCCTGGAGACAATGTTGCAGGATTCCCAGGTGTAGGAGCAAAACGAGCTTATAATCTAATACGCGAGCATGGCTCAGCATTAGACGTATACGATGCATTGCCTCTAGCAGGTAAACAAAAATATATACAGTCAATTAATAACGACCCTGAGAAAATTATTAGGAACTACGAGTTAATGGACTTGCTTAGCTACTGCGAAGAAGCTATAAACCACCCAGACAATAACAATACAAAATTAATTGACGATATTATGCAGGAGATAATTAATGAGCTTGATTAAAGTTAAATACGAAGAAATGCAGGAAGCGAAACTGCGTAAGTCTACCGATGGATCTGCAGGCTACGACATAGCAGCTAACGATACAGTGGTTATACCTAGAGGTTGTAAGTCTAAAGTAACTACGGGAGTAGCTTTAGAAGTACCCGAAGATATGTACGCAGAGCTAGTACCTAGGTCTAGTTCCGGTAATAAAGGATACCGATTAGCTAATACTATGGGTATTATCGACTCAGACTTTAGAGGCTACATCGATATGTACATAGAGAATACAGGGTCTGCGGAGCTAATCATATACCCTGGTGACTATCTATGTCAGCTTATCTTTAAGAAGAAAGAAAAAGTAACCTTTAAAGAGGTTAAAGAACTAAACGAAACTGCGCGCGGCGACGGCGGTTTTGGAAGTACAGACGAACTAGTATAAGGAAAACTAATGAACGACGAAACTCAATTAACGCTTTTAAAAGCAAAAATTTATGACGCTAACGAAGCGCTTGATAATATGAATAAAATACTATCTGAGATTGTAAAAGTATCAGGTATCTCTACCGAAAAAGATATATCCGCAGACGATATTATAGACAGAATTAAG